CTCCCGGAGTAAGCTAGAAAGGTATGCATCCGATGCCGATAAGCTTTTCGGCATATCACTAACGCCAGATGTTCTCTGGGAACTCACGCCCTGGAGCTGGGCTGTCGACTGGTTTTCCAATACTGGAGACGTTATTTCAAACGTCTCCGACTGGGCAACCGATGGTCTGGTTATGCTGTATGGGTACATGATGGATCATTCCATCGTGAGTCATACCTATACACTGGATAAGTCGGGCCTTGTCGGCTCGACTGTACCTGTCCAACCCCTAACTATGGTCACTGAGACCAAGCAACGGGTTGGAGCAAACCCCTTTGGTTTTGGCTTGACTTGGGACGGTTTGTCACCGCTCCAAAAAGCCATTGCTGCTGCGGTCGGAATTACCCGGCTGTAGTTGCAGTAGTTGTTACTGCAAAAACACCATGCCGCAATCCAGCGGTAGAAAAGGAGCACGCTTATGGCGTTCTCAGACCCCCAGTCCATCACCATCTCTGGTTCGACCATTTCCCTTCCGAAGGTTTCCTCCGGAAACGGTAGTGGCGATTATCAGAGCGCTGATGGTCTGGTGCACCTTGGTGCCTCCAACCAGTATGGTCGGAGGACACGACGGGTGCTTCGACTCGATCACTCGAAGATCACTGCGGATCCGTTTATCCCCAGCCAGAACTCGAAGGTTTCCATGAGTTGTTACATGGTCTTCGATCTTCCGGTTGCCGGATACTCGAACGCCGATGCGAAGGCAGTGTATGATGGCTTTAAGGGCCTCTACACTGCTACCTCGGATGCTGTCATCACCAAGCTTCTTGGTGGAGAGAGCTGATCAGTCGAAGGAACGGACCATCGTTGTCGTAATACCTTACCCTTCGAAAAGGGATGTGGTATTCGTCATCGTGACCGTCCTTCTAGCGATCGGTGTGGATGATCCTGTTTCTCAGCTTATACAGCTGATCTAACGTTTCATCCACGGTTTGAGCCCATAGGCTAGGAAGACCAACCTCTATCAGGAGGGGCCTTGAAAAGCCTATTGTTGCTCTGGAGTGAGCTAGCGAAGGAATTCGCTAGTAGGTTAGGCACATGCGCCACCATGGACATTAAAACTGTCCAGGGTCGTATCGAACATGAGGGTTTATCGTTTCTAACGATAACCTTGCCCGAATTTGGGAAAGACACCGAAAAGTGTCTCGCCCAAACAAGGGTAGATCGCAGTCTTTACACTGGTTTCCAGCGTAAAGGAGAGCTCCCCCGATTTCTCGGAGGTTTTCTCGATCTTGTGTTCGATCGGAGCAGTGGTCGGTTATTGGATAATCCCGACGTAGAGGCCATTCATGCCATAAGACAATTGACTTTGATCTTTGGCAAGATCCAACTGGAGTGCAGTCCTGCACGCCAGAAGGCGGCCTTACGTCGTTATATCCAATGTGAGCGGGAAGTGCGCACGGCTGACCGTCAACTTACCTCCTCCGCACTGGAGGAGTTTCGTTCGATGGCAGCTATGCTGTTTGGGCGAGCTTTTACGGCTATGGATCGTTCGATCTATAACCTTGAGCTCATTCCAAAGCATGGCCCTGGTGCAACTGCTGATAATCTGATAGGTAATCAGAAATATCGACAGAGCACTTGGCCAGTCCGTTTGGAGCGGATATTCCCTGCTGGGGAATTTCTACTCCCCAATTGGCGTTACTACGACCAATTGGAAGACGTGCACTTCCTTGAACCTGGGGAAGAACAACCTGTTAAGGTCATTCTTGTCCCTAAGACGCTCAAGACACCTAGGGTCATCGCAAAGGAACCGACTGCTATGCAATATGCACAGCAGTCTATCCTGCGCGTTGTCAATAGATCTCTGAAGGGAGTTGACTACCTTTCAAAGATCATCGGAGTTGATGATCAGACGCCAAACCAACGTCTGGCACAACTTGGGTCCCTAAACGGATCCCTTGCAACACTCGATCTGAGTGATGCTAGCGATCGTGTCTCGAATCAGCTAGTTAGGGAGATGGTCAAACAATGGCCTTATTTACATGAGGCCCTTGATGCGACCAGATCCCGAGTTGCTGATATTGATGGCTTTGGCCGAAAACGCCTTGCCAAATTTGCGTCAATGGGTTCAGCCCTCTGTTTCCCTATGGAAGCTATCGTGTTTACCACGTGTATCTTCCTTGGGATCCAAAGAGGGCTTAACCGACCACTGACGTTGAAAGATGTAAAACACCTTTCAACCTCGGTGCGCGTCTTTGGAGATGATATTATCATCCCCACTGACTATGTGTCGCCCGTTGTACATGAACTCGAGCATTTTGGTGCTCGGGTTAACATGTCCAAGTCTTTCTGGACTGGTAAGTTCAGAGAGTCTTGTGGGAAGGAATACTATGACGGCGAGGACGTTTCTATTGTCCGCGTACGTCAAATGTTCCCGACACAACGGCAGGACGCGACAGGAGTCATTTCTACTGTCTCGCTTCGAAACCAACTCTATCGAGCTGGTCTCTGGCAAACAGTGAAATGGCTAGATTCACACATTCGGGATGTAATTCGTTACTTTCCCGATGTGCATGAATCTTCTCCGGTGTTAGGGAGGCATACTTTCCTTGAGTATGAAACTCAAAGGATTAGTAAGCACACCCATAGCCCC